TATAATTGTTTGAGGCTCACTGGTGCGGCCACGATTTGAGAGGCGGATGCGCCAATGTAGTTCAGTAAATAAGGCCCGCCGTATAAAATGGCGATGAGCAGGAGTTCAATCGCCACGATAATCCAGATGGGGCGCGTTGTATCGCCCACAGCACCCTGTGAACTCTGGAGGAAGTCGAGGAAGAGACACGGGATATAAATAATAAACGCCCACAGCAACTTCAGGAGTTTCACCCCAATAATGGATTTCGTGAGATGGAAGAGGAACATAAACACAATGAGTGCGACCATAACACCGTGCTGTTTATAGTATGCGAGGGCGCACAACACGATGAAGAATACCGTATTCATAATGAAGCGGATATTGGTGAGGAGGTTCGTCATTGGCGCCATCTTCGGGGGTTCGTTCGCACCCGTGCCCGTGCCCGCGCCCGCGCCCTTCGGCAACTTATTATCCATAAACTCTAATCCGTAATGAAAGAAGAGAATGACGAGACCCAATACGGTCATTCCCGTGACCGACATCCGGTTCTTGTCGTCCACATCGCGGTCATACACCCACACAATTATCATCAATACAATGTAGATAATGTGTGTCATTCCGAATGTGAGCTGGCGCATCGGGCTATTGATGTCCTCCGGCTTGAAGTCATTGAACAGGTAGTCTTCGGGTGTTTTCTGGTTCGTGGTCTTGAATTTATCTCGGAGATAGGCGACGAACCCGGCGATGGCGACGATGGCCATAATAACGTAAATGGTGTGTGCTGTGGGGGAGTTCATTTGCGCGACGAACCCGCCCGAGGCCACATCCTGCTCTGCGCCACCCGCGCGATTGGTCGCGTCAATCTTGTATACATAGTAAATGACCGTGAGAATCAAAATAACGAACGAAACCGTGAGTAGGATGACCTTGATGAGTTTACCGATGGCGCTCACTTTGGTTTCGTCGATGCCGACGGGTTCGGATGCCGCGGGGGGTGCTGCGGCCGCCGCCACTGCCGCCGATTCAGCCGATTTTACCGATGTTACGCTCGCTGGCGTTATCAGTTTGTCATCCAACGGGAACATACGAAGATCGGTGGTCTTTGAATCCCAGTTCGCAAAATTAAGTTTCTCAAGTTCCTCGCTGAATTTTTGTTTGATGGAGTCTACACCCGACAAAGAACCGATTCCATAAAGAACCGCCTTGAATAATGTTACAATCAACCACGGAACCAAATAGATTGTAGTAAAAAAGAGACGAATAATGCGCGTCAATTTCCCTTCTTTCGCGAAATCCGGATCGGTGGGTGAACCATCACGATTTGGACCGGAAGGGATGATGCCGTGATACCACGCAGGAAGAGAAGCAGTCGCCCAAAGAACGACAAAGCCAATAAACCACCCCCAATTATCGGGAACAATTGGTTGGTCACTCTTACGGTCTTTGTGTAGATATTTCCACCACGGGGATAATACGATAAAGAATATCGCGCAGAATCCAACAACCGCCGCAAGAACTTTTTTCCATCTACTGTCGTCATTCGGCCGAGGCTGGTACTGCCACACTTGAATAGACTCGGCAAACTTTAAGATGGAATCAAGCCCGCCAACATTGAGCTCTTTCACGATTGGAAGTAATAGGATTCCGCATAACAAGAGACCGACAATCAAAACAATGAAAAAGGTGTCTAATAACTCTTTCACGCGGGGGAACATATCACCGGTAAAGGTCCCCGCAATCCACGCACTTGTCCGTGGGTCCGTTGTAATATTCGTAAAAAGAATAGAGACCCACATCACAATCAAGATAATGGATAAGAAGGGGATGAGGGAGAACCATTTGGAGAAACGGACGAACATTTCGTTGAAATTGTTGGGGGCGGTGGGCAAGTCGGCGGGGACTTTCTTGGATAAGATTGCGTCCCAATCACTTGACAACATTTTGTCTTCTTTCACCTTCTTTTTGTATTCGGCTTCCAATTCGGTTGTGACAGCACCAGGGTCGCATTCCCCCGCAAACACATACATAAACGCGTCCTTTACACCAAAATCGTGCGGTATATATCCACACTCTGACATTTTCAACCGAACATTATAGAACATTAGTATCATAACCGAAATAACGATTGACAGTGTGTAAAATACGCCCATTAGCACGTGGTTCGGAGTCTGGATTTTTTCATTGAGTCGTCTTTCCATTTCCTCCTCCACCGCAGTCGCGCCAAGCGGCTCACCTGCCGGTGCCTTTTTCTGTAAATCCTTGGTGACTTCAGCCTTTAATTGTTGATAATAAGGGTCTTTTGAATCTTTTAGGTTCTCCTTGGGTGGCGTCTTTGTTTCAGTCACAACATACCCAATGGATACACTAATGAACACCAGAAATGCTGCTAGCAATAGCCCGAACGCGCCTTTATAAATGCTAGTTGTGGCAACAGAAAACAACCCCAATAATAAGAGTAAAAACGCAAACCCGAGAATGATATAGACAATTCCGTGGACGAGGAATGGTTTGTTTTCAAATGAACCGATTTCCGCCGTATTGTCGGAACCAAATCCAGGGCCTCTCTGGCTTTTGGAAACAAAGATAGGGCCCAATATCCATAATACCGCAATAATACCCGCCGCTATTTTTGACGTATTGGCATTCGTATTGTAATTTTGCCATATAAAATACCCACTCATCGCCAAACCGATGATTTGTAAAATGACACCTACACTTAACATTGTATTTGCGCCACTGGCCGCGAGGTCTTGTCTGATTTTATTCTTGTCATCATCCCCGATTTCAGGATTGGCGGTTTTGTCTGCGATTTCTTTACCGCGAACCACCATTGGAATACCGACTACAATACAGGCAATGAATCCGCCGATGATACCTTTGGTTGAAACGTTGTCGTTAATTGTATTGTATACTCGGGGGGGGAATGTCGCTCCATCACCAAATTGTTTTACAACCCACACAATGAAAAGAACAAACGTGATAACCAGTAGTGTGCCGCCAATCCCCATTAACGCCTGTGATGGGTCATAGGATGACGCTAATCGTGAAGCACCCAAACTACCGAAACCGAAACCAATGCCAACTAGTATTGCGATTATCGTAATAATTATGGGGGCTGTCCCCATTGCGGGTGCTCCTGCTGGAGATGGCGGAAACAATGACGCACCGTTAGTTTTAGCGGTAAGAAACCGATACGGATTCAAAAAATTGACGAAACCGGCAAATAAACATACGATGAGTAGTGTTGTAAACACCGCCCAATTATTTTCCATAAGGTCCCACGATACGAACCCTATTAATAAAATAACCGCCAATATGATGATAGGTAGGTAGTTCAATAATTTTTTTATATGTAATGATTCTTCTAACGGCGCTGTCGGCGACGCCGGTGACGCCGGATTCATATCTTTTGTAATACTATAATTATAACGACACCCAGTTATAATTATAAGATATATTAATGCGGCCTTCGCATCGCGTTTCTAGAGAAACGACATCGCCGTCTTTTTTCCGTGGCAATCCCGACACAAAGCGACTAAATTATCCACGTGGTTGGACCCACCGTGTTCTAAAGCAATGACATGGTCTACTTCAAACCACGCGGGCAATTGACGCTGACAGTCTCCGCATTTCCAACCCTGCTGTGCCGCGACATACTTCTTCTTGGTTTCACTGACACTGCGCTTGCTAGAATTCTTGCCGGAGTTGAGGATACGGCGTTCGCTGGCGCTGCCACCACCGCCCCCCTGTGACGACGGCGCCCCCATCGCACTACTCATCGCGCGGCCAATCGCACTGCCACTACTCGCACCGCCACTCGCTCCGCTCGTTTGACCGCCCATCGCACCGCCCATCGCTCCGCCACTCGCGCCGCCCATCGCACCGCCGTCGTTCGGGGACGGACCCCCGGTCATATCAAAAAACGGCGTTATCATATCCGCGGTGCCCTTGCTTATCGGCATATACTTAATAATATCATTTGCGTGATACATCAACTGCCTAGAGTTTTCCGGATTACGGCGCAAAAACAAGAAGAGCGAGAGACCCGCGAACGCAAACATCGCCATTTTCATCCACTTTTGATTGCTCTGAAACATTTTCATCAGGTGCCCGTCATAGTATGTGTTTACAATAAGGAATGCTGCTACAATAAAAACGATATACTCGGCTTTTACCATTGTGTGTTATATATAGCAGCGAATAATATCACCGGAATAAACCGGTTCACCTATTATGGTCCGCTTGCCCGACAACGGCATAATCGTCTTCACCGTCACCGATTATGATAATAATACGCCGCATATCCCAACCCCGCCATCACCAGTAGATACACCAGCCTCTCCCGGTATTTCAGCTCCTCCAAGATTTGTATCGGTTTCGGGCGATAGTGTAGGTAGTATCTCTCAAGCGCTTCGTGTAGCGACATCTCGTCCTTCATAAGGAGCACATTATACCGATTATGGATGAAATGGACCCACTTGATAAACGCATCGCGGCTATCTAAATAAGGCGTAATCGGGTATTTATCCAACATCCGCGCAAACTCCGACGACATTTCGGGGTCCGGAATCAGCATCGGGAAATTCTGGATGAAGTCGT